AGATGTTTCCAAAGAAACCTTTGTCACCAGGTTTGCGATTTTCAAGTTTATCAAGAATGGAATCTGTTTGTTGTAAACTCTCAATACGTGAAACTAGATCTGCAAGAACAGAACAGACAACTGGACGTTCTTGTCTAGCCGCATATGCAAGTGCATTACGTAATGAGGCCTCAGCTTCTTTTAGGGATTCTTGAACAGATTGTGATAGTGCCATATTTCGGGGTTTTCTAAATCTTTGCAACGGGGGTAGAAGATGCCGTCTTGAACACAACCATCTTCTGGTTTAGGTTTGTCATATTTTACCACAACATCAGGTGTTTGTCTAAAATTACATAACTCACCTTGTTTCTCAATGAAGTTTGCAAAACAAAGTTGTGCAATGAATGGGGCAAGGTATGTAATCCCGTACATCAGACATCCCCATCTTTACGATTCTCTGAGAAATACACATCAAATGCACCCTCAGGATAACGGGACATCAGTTTTTCGACATTCATTTCAACCACTTCTTCAAGTGACACACCAAGTCCAACACAGGCCTGCATCACGTACCACATCACATCACCCAGTTCACGTTTCAGATGAAAAAGATTATCTTCATTCACGGGTTTCCCTTGGAAGACAATTTTCTTAACCACTTCAGTAAACTCACCAGCCTCTGCAGTCATACCTACAGCAGCAGTAAGCAATCGCTGGGTAGAAAATCCTTGATCGTTGAGAGTTGCCAGACGTTGGCTAAACACATCATAATTGCGACTTTCTTTTGAAGTAACGGCATCGACAAACTCTTGGTACTTATTAAAATCAACGTGTCGTTTCATAATCAAAACTTTAACTCCGCAAACCTGTTCTTGAATTTACTTTCGGGCTCATCATAATCTGTATCTTGTCCTTTGTCAAGGATGTCGTGTTGTGCGATCTGTTCACAATCGTACAATCTCATCTTGGCGCGATCGATACCAATGATAAATCTCTTGTTAATCGTAGGGTCATTATATCTATTCTTCAATTGTTTCACCATAATTTGTCCCAGTTCTTCCAACTCCTCTGTGCTAATAAGAGCAAACATAAGATCGGCAGTAGCAGGAAGGCCAAAGGATTCAGAAGTATCAGTAAGTTCAACATCAGAACTGCCATAACCTGACCTAGTAGTTTGAGTGGCAGACACAATTGGGACGTTGAATTCGACTGCGAGACCCCTAAGTTCTTCTGCGATGGCCTTAATGTGCGTATAAGAATTGACGTTGCCCAATTTTGAATACCGACTGGAAGCACAAATATTGAGATAATCAATAAAGATAATATCAGGTCTAAATGACTTCTTAAGTGCAAGCTCATTGAGAAGAGCCTTGAAATGTCCACTATGTGCAGATGCGGTAGGGTATTCTTTGATGATCAATTGTCCCTGTGTTTTCTTAGCAATGCTGTTTATCTTGTTTTCAAACATTACTTTGGGCAATTCTGAGATTTCTTGAATATTGACGTTGAGAAGGTTTGCATCAATTCTCTCTGCAATTCTTTCTTCTGCCATTTCAAGAGTAATATAGAGAACGTTTTTCCCTTGCAGTAAGACGGAACTAGCCACGTGGCACATGAATAAAGATTTACCGACACCCGTACCAGCCAAAGCGATATTGAGAGTCTTATTAGGAAGACCACCTTTTGTGATTTTGTTAAAGTGCTCAAGGTCGAAAGGGATTTTTTCTTCTTTCCGATGATATACCTCGTAACGTTGTTCATAATCCTCAAGGTAGTCGTGACCGATGTGATTATCGAATGATACAGCGAGTGCGTCGCTCAGAATACTGGGGATGGAGTCCCTTCCTTTCTTATCATCCTGACCATCTGCAATCTTGATAGACTTCATTAGTGCAAGATAAATTGCACGGTCTCGACACCACTTCTCAGTTGTATCAAGAAGCCAATCTTTATTGGTTGGTTGATCTGATAGAGATGTTATTAGTTCGGTTATCTCTTTGAGTTCGGTATCGGTTATATCAGATCGACTCTCTATTTCAATTTTAAGAATTTCTTGCGATGATGGCTTGTCATATTTAACAACAAACTGTGCAATTTCTTCATAAAGCACACGGTCTTTGTGGTCTTCAAAATAATCTGGTTGAATGAAGGGCACCACCTTACGTAGATAGTCCTCATCGTGAATCAGATTACGAAGGATTGTATTTTCAACTCTATCCATAATGGAGATACGTGCTCATAATATACTTATTACCACTGACAGGTGGTTTACCTGAGTGTGGGTATTCCCAAGTCGGAGGGAACACTACTACCGAACCAATTTTTGGTTTGATAATTATATCGTGAAAAGAGAAAGTTGTCTCTCCTCCTATATCGACGTTGTTCAAATAAAACAAGAAAGCCAAATAACGTCGCGCACTATCATAGTTCGCAACGTCAACGTGTTCATCGAAACGATCTTCGCCTCCAGGTTCATACTTTTTGAGTCTGAACTGTTCCATTGTTTTTATTGGAGGCATATATTTGGCAAGACCAAGTAAGTTTGTCTGATACATCTCAACACAAACTTTAACTCTCTCAATCAGATATGGCACCATCTCAGCTGCGTGAGTGTTGACATTCCATTGAGTAAAGTTAGGTTTACCACTATTGACGATTTTATCGTGACCTTCAGATCTTTCCGTGAAGAGTGCGATTAAAGAATCACACACACTAGGAGTCAAGATATCATCGTAAACTTTAACCGTATGAGAATTCGTTCTTCGCAGCTTCATCAAGCAACTCCATCACTTCAGGTGTGAAATACTTCTCTGGTTCTGCAAGAATTTGTTTGGCATAAATTTTCTTTCCATCAAATTCGTACCGTCCAGCCACATTCTTCCACATACCATACCGTTCACCAAGTTCCAGAAGACCATAGTAACGATCCAGGCCCCGTTCATCATAGAACAAACGAACCTCTACGTCCTTGTTCTCCTTACTCAGACGCGACTTAGCAGTCTTAGCTTTGATAAGATTGCCGACCACTTCTGTTCCATCCTTTTCTTTCTTTTTGCTGAGATATATGATCGTAGACGCTGCGTACTTGAGTCCGCTGCCTCCACCCATTTCCTTAGTTGGTACGTAAGCTCCGATAACATCGTAGGTGTGGTTAGTTACAATCATTGGAATGTTAGCTTGTCCCAACTTAAGTGTAAGCATACGGAATGCACCTTTGACCAGTTGTGATTTGGTCATATCACGAACTTGTTTATCGTTCAATGCATCCGTAATCTCTTTGTCGGTTGAAAGCATACCCAGAGAGTCTAACACAAACATACAAGGTTTGCGTTCCTCTAGTGGTTTCTTAAGATATATATCCACGGCTTTGAGTGCCTTGGTGCGAAACTCTTCAATGGTAACAACGTTTACAACAATCAGACGTGAAGTGTCAATGCCTCGCGACTCGATCAGTGTTTTAGTGATAGCAGCCTCAGTGTCAAAGTAGAGACAGTAACCATCGGGATTAACATTAAGAAAGTTCTTAACCACGGCGAGAGAGAAAAAAGTCTTTCCAGTAGAAGACTCTCCAGCAATAGCAGTAATTTTATTACCAGATACACCACCAAATACACTACCTGAGACCAGTGCATTAAAAATGTATGAGCCCGTATCAACATAAGATTCTGTCTCGTCTATATCAGAGGCAAGTTGTGTATACTCACCACCGATCTCCTTTACAATATCTTTTAAAAAACTCAATTCAGGATTCATCAATTCCATCGCAATGTTTTCAGGTATTCTAACACATTATCACGCACATCCATCAGCTCGTGATAACATTTTTGTTCGTGTGCGGCTTGACGCAATTCGTTGTCAGGCTTGTGTACACTCTCTATAAAAAGATCTAACCCTCTATTCCATTTATCTTTCTTGGATTCGGGATCGTGGCAGTAAGTCATAGGAAGAAGGATTCTAGGTTGACAGTTTTCTCTACACCCCATCCTATCACATCAAGAATAATTTTAAGAGGGTCTAGAAATGATTTCTCAAATTGTAAATCATAATCAACATATTTTTCGATACCGATTTCTCTAGGGAAATCTTGAATAAATGAAATCACATTCTCGTGAATGGGATTTGGAGTGCGTAGATAACAAAATTTAATCTTCTCACCATTCTTAATGAATGAATACTTACCATCTAGATTGAGTCGATTGATGTGGAAGTTGAACAACAATGCACCACGAACGTGTATTGGTGTTTTCTTTTCATAGATGGCTTGATTACTCTTGTACTTGGTAACCTCACTCACGGAACGTGGGAATGATATTTGTTCAGGAGGAAGTTTCTTAAACTTCTTTCTAAACTGATCGATAAACTTTATCATATCATCCTCAGTCCCAGACATCATCACTTTGAGTGCATCTTTGATGGCCTTGCGACAGAGAGCTGGGGTTGATGATTTGACCGCTTCAATACCCATAATCTTAAGTTTGGGTTCGGAATATCGAACACCCTCACTATCCCACACATTAAGAATATATCTCTTCTTTGCAGTCCAGATGCCACGATCCGCGATGTTCTCACGTTTCATAGACATCTTTTGATCGTATGCGTTCACATACTCAGCAAGTTCTTGATAACTCTTCTCAATGAAAGGTTCAATCTGGTCCTGACAAGCTTTGTTGAGAAAATCAACGACCTTCCCTTTATCAGATACTCCCTTAGGAAATACAAGATCAACAAGTGGACCAAGATGTAGATAGATAGAATCAGTATCAGACGCAATAACATAATCAATGTCTTGTGTCTTTAACAGTTTATTTAGATACTGATTCATCTTATGTTCAATCCAACGGATTGAAACCTGACCAGAGAGAGTGATCGCTTCGGCGTTTTCTAGTTTGTAATATCTAAAGAAGTTATTTCCGATAGCACCATAGGCGGAGTTAAGAGAGATCTTTTTGGCCATCTGGATGTTGTTACACCTAGCAATCTCTTTCTGAAGAACAATCGATGGTTTCTTTTCATATTCTATCTTAGCTTCGATCATCTTCTTTTTGAAGATAACCCGTTCATCATAATACTTCTGCATTAGTTCAGGAAGGAATCCCTGTCGATCCTTCTTGAACATTGCACCATTAGGACAGACTGCATAGTCCTTGAACAGTTCAAAACTGATTTCGTTATTCAGGATCCTTTCAACAGTTGCAGTGGGATGTCTCTCTTCAAGAATGGTCTCTGGCGAGATGTTGTACTGCATAATGAGATGAGGGTAAAGGCTGTTAAGGTCAAAACTAACCACCCAATCATAACGCCCAGGAATCGGTTCCTTAACATAGGCTCCTGCATACTTTTCATCCTTCTTTTTACCTTCCTTAGGGGGGATTACAATATCTTTTCTTCGTAAGTAATTATAGATAATCGAGTCCCAAAGTCTCACTTGGAAAAATATATCTTGATAATTGACCTTTGCATCATAGGCCATCGTGAGTGCAAGTTCAATCAACTTAAGTTTATCCTCAAGTCTATCAACCAGTTCTACGTCAATAATGTTGTATTGAACAAACTTCTGCCATCCCTTTGTATAAAAGTCTTTGAATGTTTCGAACTCACTATGATCTAGTTTTTGTGAATTGAGTTCCTGTTGTGCGATATAATCTAGTCGGAAACTTTCTTGGTTGGGAGTTGCAGGTGACCAACGATACAATCGCATATAGTCCAGAATAGACACACCACCAACATCAACGCAAAAGTTTTTACGACCCTGCACGTACATCTCCTGTTGTGTCACCAGGCCCCAGGGTGACAAACGTCGCATCAACTTTTCCCCTAGGACACGATTCAATCGACCAGCAAGATATGGTAGGTCAAAGAACTCACAGTTCCATCCAGTCACAACGTCAGGTGTGTTTTCAATCCACCACTGGATGAACGTACTCAACAGTGCGTATTCAGTCGGGCACTGAATATACTCAACGTTGTCCTGATTGTTATCAAATGGCCCCACACCCCAAGTAATAATTTTTTTCGTATTATAGTCTTGAATCGTAATGAGTAACAGTTCTTCCGAACAACTTTCAACATCAGGAAACCCATACTCAGCTTTGGTTTCGATGTCAATCGTTACAAGATTGATATTGGCTATATCAAAGTCAATCTGTTCCTGTGGGTAGGTATCAGAAATGTATTGATAGATGAAACGTTCAAAGCCATAAATCTTAAAACCATCCACACCTTCGTACTTCTGAATGAAGTCACGGGTTTCGCGGATGGTTCCAGGCTTGATTGGTTCTACTAGTTCACCAGATAGAGTTTTATATTTCGTTTTCTTCTTTGAAGGCACATACATCGTAGGATGAAACATCTCACGACTCATATACCGTTTACCATTTTCATAACCACGGACCAGGATCTGATCCCCAACCATTTGTACGTTCGTATAAAATCGCATCAGGTGTTCTTCAAATACCAATCAAGAAGTTTTTCGGCAGGCTCCACAAAGGTAAAGACATCATCCGATCTGATTAGTATAACATCCTGTTCCGTAAATGACAACCACGGAACAAATCGGTCTTTGTTATCATCACCCTGAACGATTTCGAATGGTTTAACTAACTTACAATCTGGTTGACCAATATCAGATGTAACTTCAACTACCTCAGCAATGATAACTTTATCATTCTTCAAGAGTAGACACTGTACGTTCTTTTGCATTGACTTGTTCCTCATATGATTTTTTAATTCTATCAAGTGGCTCACAAATTGTCACAACCCAGTCAGATGGAATTTGGAATTCAGTATCATCTGAAAATGGTTGCCACTTGACAAAATTGACATTGACTCGATTAGGATCTTCCTCCTCTGTAAGAGTCATCACTCTTGATAGACTTAAAGTTTTTGGATCCTTGAGTAGAAAACCAATGACTTGTTCTCTACCATCTTTTTCAAATACAAGTTCTTTTACGTCAGCGACGACCTCTTCCGAAGATTTTAGAACTAAAAGTTTTACAGACATCTTTTTCTCCAAATTATAAAGGGGGTTACCAATTAAGGCAACCCCAATGCATGGCACGCAGGCAAAGTTATTTAGAGGTAATCTTTACGAGCGTGATGTTCTGGAACTATTTTCCCAAGTACGACCCGTAGAAGTCCGTCCTCAAATGTGACCTCCCTAACTTCGGTGTCGTCGGATAGAGTCCACGCTCGTTTAAAACTTCGGCTAGCCACTCCCTTGTGGACAAACGTCCGATCCGTTTCGGTGTCTGCTTTTTGCCCCTCGACAAAAAGTTTTCCATACTCGGTGAACACATTGACCTCCTCCTTCTTAAACCCTGCGAGTGCAATTTCTAAATGCGACTCAACATTATTTACCTGAATAAGATTATAAGGTGGGTAGTTTGTTGTTGTTTCGTGAAGGTGAAAGAGACGATCGAAATATTCATCCATTCCGATAGAGTTGCGGGTGATCTTCTCCATCAAACTAGGCAGATCCGCAGCAGTATACCTTGTAAGGTTAGTCATTATGGTAGCTCCTTTAAAAGCGAGTTTGTGTTTTGTGAACCCCGAAGGCGTTCAATAATAATTATAAGACATCGCATAAAAAACGGGGTGTTGAACCCCGTATTTTTCATTCGGCTTCTTCTACTTTTTTCTTTTTACCAATGTTATATTTTGTTTCCAAAGCCCATTCATTCTTCTCTTTGTAAGAGAGAACCTTGATTTGGTTGAGAGGTGCGATTTCTGCAACACTCTCCTCTTTGACAACATCGATCAAACCCCAATCACAAAGTA